TCGTCATAACTTTCAGCTAAAGGTAAATCGTCAATTTTTGTTAATGTGCTGAAACGATGACCAACTCTTGTATCTGTTTTATTATATCCAGCCGTATTTGCAGCTTTTCTATATACACAAATCAACGCGGCAGGGTCGTCAGGAGTGCCGTTTACTGTAAAAGAACTGTCAGGTACATTAATAGAACCATCTCTAACAATTTTTTCAATAAGTCCTCTAGCCCTACCACCACTTGAATTCCATGAAACAAAATCTCCAACTTTTAATTCGTCAGGAGCAGCCTTTTGTTCTGCGGGCAAATCTAATGTTTTTTGTTCCATAGTTTTTTCGTTAGTTGCTGGTTCAAACTTAATAGCATTGTACTCATTTTCTTGTAACCAAGAACGTGCTTCTTCAGCAGAGAACATACTGAGTTTCAATCTAATTGATTGTAGCTCAGTTACATCTATATCTTCCTTTATACCAAAAATAAAATCAATACCCTTTCCCCCTCGATCTTTAACTCTTCTAAATGTGTCATATTGATCTGGTCTTCTTATCCTTGCAGCGTGTTCATTTGGGTAAGGTCTTTCTTCAACAAATTCTCCATTGTCAAATCTTTCTCTTGCTTTCTTAATTGCAGTTGATTTTCTCTTACTCCAACTGAACCCCGCGTCTGATCCCCAAGCGTTCCAAGCCACCCGGCCAGCTGACGGATACCCCTTTTCTCCGCTATGGAAACCTTCAGCTTTTTTATCAACTTCGTGCCTTGCAAAAAAAGAGTGCATCCTCATAACAACGTCAACAGATAATTCATCTCCTTTTATTATTTGAGTAGCTCTTACAGCAGCAACTTGAGTTCCTCCAGCTTTGCCTTCACTTTTCCATTTTTTATATTGTTTTGCAGCCGTTTGCATCCCTTTTGTAGGATGTAAGTCAATCTCTGTTCCGTTTACATTCGCCATATATCAAATGTTAGATATACAACATAATACTTCAATTTGAGAAAAAAGATATTTGCGTAATCTTAGTATATATGTTATACTGATAATAGTTAGAGAAACAATACTCTGACTACATTAACCCCATTGAGGAATTTTAAAATGAGAAACACTTCTTTCTTAGGTAAATTATTAGCACTAACAGAAAGTACTAATAAGCATGAAGCTAATCTAGCTAAAGCTAAATTACAAGAACAACTAGAAAAAAGAGGTATTGACCTTGACGAATTAGAGCAACAATTAGGCGATATGTCTGTTGTTGAAGAAGATATTGAAGTAATTGCTTTTAGATATGGACAACCTTATAAAAGAGTTGACCCAGCAGTATCTATTCTTTTAGGCGCGGTTGCTGATTACTATAACGGCAAAATTGTATTTACTCCTTTTAAAATGAGTAGAACAGGCAACAGAAAACATGATAAGGAATACATTAAAGATTCTAACGGTGACATTTACAGACAAATGGAAATAACAGCAAGTAAAGCTAGACAGATAGAAATAGAAATTTATACTGACTACTTAGTACAAGCATTAATTGATGAGTGGGCTAGACATTGCCAAACTGACCCTTTTGCAGTTGCTATGAACGGTACTGCTTATAGAAATGACTTTAGAAAAAACTGGGCATGGAAAGTTGATGAAAGATTTAAACAGATGAAGAGAGATGAACAACAAAATGGTAAGCAATTAAAACTAGCTGATAAAACTATAAATGTTTCTGCACTTACTATTGTTAATGCTAATAAAGCTGAGTTAGCCAAAGTTGAAGAGTTCTATGCTGAACGCTATCCAACTATGGGCAGTGGCAGTGGCTATAGCAGTGGAAGTACTAGCGGTGCTGATGCTGGTAGTTCTGCGGGTAGTCGCGTAGGACTAAGTAGGCAAATGAGTGGCAATAGCCAAAGACGTTTAGGAGGTTACTAAACAATGAGCAAAAATAAAGAATGGATTATTGATCCAAAAGTAACTGAATTTGTAAACCATCTTGAAGGAGGACTCGCACTAGCGGGTTTTCCTTTTGAAGATTTTTCTCCGCAGTGGGTACAACTTGAACATATAGATAACAAAGCTGAATACAATGGTTTAATTTTTAACCAAGTTCCAAAAGGAAAAGATGAGCAATTTAATGTTTGTGTTGCAGATGATGGAATCCATTTTGCTGGAGAAAATACAAGCAAACTACCTTTTAAATTTGACCAATCTCCATCTAAATTAGCAGTACTTTTTTTGGTAACAATAATGAAAGGAAATATTGTTAAACCGCCATCTTGTCCAAAATGTGAAGAGTGGAAAAAATGGGAAGATACAAATTGTCCTCATTGTGGAGGAGAAAAATAATGCCAAGACCAAAATTGACTTTTGAAGATCGAGTACAAAAAGCGCATGAAAATATGTTGAACGGAATGGTCTTTCTTTACACCTGTGCCTCACATGATGATAAAGAGCAATACATGAGATTAAAAACTGCTTATGGTTTTTTAGATGAAATGTTAAAAAATTTAGATAAAAAATTTAAAGATGAGCATAAAAAATAATTATTCTGTAAAACATATTGAAAGCTGGCAAACTTATGAATGGTTTTTGCATAAACATTATGCAAAAAGAGTTCCTAATATTTCTTATAGTTTTGGTTTATATGACCAGAATAATTTTTTAAAAGGTGTTTGTAGTTATGCAAAGCCAATGAGCCAAACTTTAGTGCAAGGTGCATTAAGTGGTAAATTTACTGACACTTTTTTAGAATTAAATCGTTTAGTTGTTAATGATAATTTAGAAAGAAATACGTTGAGTTTTTTTGTTTCGCAGTCATTGATGCTTTTACCAAAACCTCAAGTTGTCGTTAGCTATGCTGATAGTTCTTATGGACATCATGGTTATATCTATCAAGCAACTAATTGGATCTATACAGGACTAAGCGCAAAATTTATTGATTATGCTGTGAAAGGTTTAGAACATCTACACCATAGTTCTATTGAAGACTCTGTAGGTAGATATGATAAAAACGCAAAAATAAACAAAACTGAATTATTAAAAGAAAAATATGGAGATTTACTCTATAAAAAAGAAAGAGCTAGAAAACATAGATATTTTTATTTTCTCGGAAATCGTAAAGATAAAAAATTAATGATTAATTCTCTTGTATATAAAATTGAAAATTATCCTAAAGGAAATAACCAGAAATATGACTCTAGTTATAACCCAAGCACACAAGGATTACTATTCTAAAATTGACTAATCTCCACTAATTGCCGTTGATCCGTCTAAATCTAGGTCTAATTGTACTCCAGCCTCGCTTAATGTTTCTTTTTCTGCCTTAATTTGTTCTACGTTATCGTCAAAGTCTTTTCCTAACATAGACATTATTTGTGACTTTGTATAATATCCAGCAGCTTCTCCTAATCGGAAAGCTTCAATTTCTTTCTTAGGATCAACCCAACTCCATCCCCTTGTTTGCCATCTAGGGTTCATATATCTTTCGGGCATTAATTCGTAATCTGGTAACTTCAAAACTCCAGACAAAACAGCAGCATCTAAAAATTCTTCAAATACTCGTTGATGAAAATTCTCTACAAAATATGTTTGAAGCATTTTCCAATGCTCTCGATCTTCGAGTAGTGATAATCTTGAACTAGAGTAATTTGTCTCTGAAAAATCTCGCGAAATTGTTTCATAGCTGCAACCTAAACCAGACGCAAATCTACGAATTTTAGCTCTTACAAATCCTTCATATTGTGAGTCAGGAGAACTAATATTTGGAACTGTAATTTCTTCACCGGGATTTAAATATTTAAAAACTCCAGCTTCAAAATCGGTTAATCTTTGTTCGTTATCTACATCGTCAGCTTCTAGTTCTCCTTCAGTTGAACTTATAAATCCCATTAATGAAGCCCCTGCTCTAGCACGAATAACTGCGGCACTTTCGTAGCCTGACAATTGGTGCATATCATCCATTATTGAACTAAAAAATGGAACTCCTCTGTTTTGACCTGGTCTTTCTGGTAAAAATAAATGAATTATTTCGTTTGCAGGGATAATTGTATGTTTTTTTTCTGTATATGAGTCTTTAAACCAATAATCACCGGGATGACGATTAAGGAAAGCGTATCTTTGAGGCCTTCCAAACTTATCAACTTCAATCCCCATTCTCCATTCATTTCCTTTCTTTAATGCTTTGCCGTTATATTCGTCATCTAAAAGATCTGCTTCAATAATTTCTAAAGCTAGTCCTATTTTACTTTTTCCAAATTTCTTTCTAACAATCCTAAAAAATACTTCGCCACTCTCAACAATTGCACCAACCATCATGTTTTCTAACATGAAAAAACTTTTTTGACCCGATACATCGCATGAATCTCTTTTGCACCATTCTTTCCATGCTTTTTCTATCATCATGCTCAAATTCTTATCTTTTTTTCCTTTTCTTAAAGTTGAAACTAAACATTGAAGCTTAACTCCTTGTCCAATAACATTTATTTGAGTTGTTCTTTTTGCTTGTTTTGCATAAGGATTATCACGACATAACTGCCTACTTCTATCCCTTAATTTTGAAATGCTTGTTTTGACTTCTGCATCTGCTGAAGTACTGCTAGAAATCCAGCCATCTGTTAAACGTGAAATCGCTGCCCCCGCATAGCGTCTTCGTTTCATTTTTGTGACTTCTGGTTCTTTTGTGAACAGTCTTGAAATTGGTGTGTGCCAAGCCATAATTAATCTCTTGTTCTTACATAAAGGTTATGAGGATTGCCTAATCCATTTGCTATCATTTGCGCTTTATCTTCTCTAACGACTATCGCTTTTAACTTATCTCTCAACATTATCAAATCTGGTAAATCATATTTTTTAACATCTCTATTCCCAATTTTATATTCTTGAACTGCGCCTCCTGTACTGATTGCTCTGATAGTTGCTTCTATTGCATCTAAGTCTTTTTTCGCTTGAGTTCTTCCGTCTAAAGCTTCTGGAGTGCTTCCAGTAAATGAAAGATTAGGTAAGACTTCAAAAGTGCCTGTTGCTATAGTCTGTTTTTTTGCTCCCCCTGTGTTTGCAACCGCTTGATAAAACCAATTACCAACACTAAAAGTTTCTGTAACATTTGAGGCTAAAGAAAATTGAAACCCATCGGAATAAGCTGAACTTGCTGCTGTTGCTCCTAAAAAATCTGTATTAGTTCTGAAGTAATAATTTACAGACCAATCTGGACTTGATATTGGTTCTCCAAAATTATCGGTAGTTGATGGAAGTCTCCATTGAAGATAATCTCCAGCCCGAAATGTTTGAGGGAATTTCATAAAATTACCATTGTGTGACAAATTTAGACTTTTTAGCCTTTGTTCTTTGCCTTATATTAGTTATTTTATCCTTATTTTCCTTTATTTTGCCCTTAATTCGCCCTCTTTCTTCATAATTATCCCAAATTGTCCTTCTATCTTTCTTTTGATAAAGACGTTGTAACCCTGCATAAGCATAAACTAAAACGTCTAAAGCTTCATTTCTAGCCGAAGATTTTTTGACCCATTCTCTAACAGGAAAACCTTTTATATATCTGATAACCTGTTTCTCTGCTGTTAGCTGTTTAAAATATTCTTCATCTGCATTGATATTAAAATGTAAATAACCCGCTCCTTTTTCATTATGCTTTAATCTTGAGAATAAAGTTGTTTTGATAGTATCTGTTCCAACTGTAAATAATTCCGCACCTTTTTTAATAGTTCTTCCTTTCCAGTTTAAATCTAATAAATTTCCTTTTCCTATTGGAGGTTTGTTTTTGATGCTTGCACCCTTAATAGCTATTACCCCTTGTTTTCTTCTGTCTCTTGTATAAGCATAAACTTCAGAAGTAAAATGGCCTCCAGAGTCAATGGCTATTACATCAGGTGTCAATTCT